ACAGCCTCCTGTAGAGCGTAAGATTAAACCAATGCAAGCTACAAATTCAGAAGGATCATATGCTGCCTTAACAGATAGAAGAATATCTGAAGATACTGCTACCAAGTATGGAGTTAAGGTTGTTCATGGTGCTGATGGTAAACCCATTGAACATCACTACCCTTATTATAATGGTAATGAATTAGCTGCAACTAAAACTAGAAAGGTTGAGACTAAAGGTTTCTTTTTAAAAGGATCATTTGATGAGACAGGTTTATTTGGTGAGCAACTTTTTAATAAAGGTGGTAAATACATTACTATAACTGAGGGAGAGTGTGATGCTATGGCAACATACGAACTGATGGGTAGTAAATGGGCTGCAGTATCTATTAAACGTGGTGCTGATGGTGCTGAACGAGATGTTAAAGATAGCCTTGAGTTCTTAGAAAGTTTTGATAACATTATTATTTGTTTTGATAAGGACAAGAGTGGAAAGTTAGCAGCTAAGAAAATAGCTAGACTGTTCCAACCTAGTAAAGCTAAGATAATGACATTACCTAATGGCTTTAAAGATGCTAATGATATGTTAGTTGCTAATAAGCATAAGGACTTTATGGAATCATGGTGGAGTGCTAAGACCTACACACCAAGCGGTGTTATAAATGTATCTGATGAGAAGCATAAGTTTTTTAACAGACCTAAGATGGACAGCATCCCTTATCCTTGGGAAGGACTTAATAAAAAACTATATGGTTTAAGACAGGGAGAGTTAGTTACTTTAACAGGAGGAACAGGACTTGGTAAGTCTTCAGTAACAAGAGAAATTGAACATCATCTTATAAAGAACACTACAGATAACGTAGGAATAATTGCATTAGAGGAAGATTGGAGAAGAACTATTGATGGGATTCTTTCAATAGAAGCTAATGCTAGATTGTATATAGATCAGGAAAGAGAGAAGTTTTCTGAAGAAGAACTTGACAAATTCTTTGATCTACTATATGATGGAGACAATAAGAATAGAGTATGGGTTCATGCTCACTTTGGTACTAATGATATTGATGAGATATTTACTAAGCTAAGATTTATGATCATAGCATGTGAATGTAAATGGGTGGTTGTAGATCACTTACACATGTTAGTATCAGCAGTATCTGAAGGAGATGAACGTAGGGCTATTGATAATATAATGACTAGGCTTAGAAGTATAGTTGAAGAGACAGGAGCAGGAGTAGTACTGGTCTCTCACTTACGTAGAACTAGTGGTGATAAAGGACATGAGAATGGAATTGAAGTTAGTCTCAGTCACCTTAGAGGAAGCCAATCAATAGCCCAACTGAGTGATTGTGTGATAGCATTAGAAAGAAATCAACAGTCAGATGATATAAATGAATCTAATACAACTAGAGTTAGGGTACTTAAATCTAGATACACAGGTGATGTAGGTATGGCAACTAATTTATTGTATGACAGAGAGACAGGTAGGCTGAGTGAGTTTGAAAAAGAATCTTATGAAGAAGAGGATGCAGACTTCTCAGCCTTGGAGTTATAATATGGATTTAGTATTTGATATAGAAACAAACAGAGTAGGTGATGATGATATTGGTTTAGATACAGTAGACACCTTACATTGTATTGTTGCTCAAGATGCAAACACCGAGGAGGTATTTAAGTTTCCTCCTTGGGAACTTGATAAAGGTGTTGAGTTGTTACAAAGTGCTAAGACTTTAATTGGTCATAACATTATAGGTTTTGATATACCCATATTAGAAAAGCTAACTAGTTTTAAACAAGGAGGCATTAAAGTTATAGATACTTTAGTTACCTCACGACTATTCTACCCTATAAGGGAGGGTGGTCATGGGTTATCTAGATGGGGATATAAGTTAGGCTATCCTAAGATAGAGTTTGAAGACTACGATGAGTATTCTGAAGAAATGTTAGAGTATTGCACGAGAGATGTAGAATTAAATACTAAAGTTTTTAAAGTTCTACAACAGGAAGGTAAGGGTTTCTCTAAAGAGAGTGTAGAATTAGAACATTCTGTAGCCTTACCTTTAAGGCAGCAAGAGTGGGATGGTTTTAAATTTAATGTAAAGAAAGGAGAACTATTACTTGCTGAACTTAGAGAGAAGATGCAGGCATCAGAGGATGAGGTACATAAAGTATTTAAACCTAAGATGGTAGATGATAAGTTAGTTACTCCTTATATAAAAAAGGATGGTGAGTTATCTAAGAGAGGCTTAACAGATGAGGAGTATGATAGATGTATAAGTACTCAGGATGTTAATCCTTTCATGCGTAAGCGTCTACAAGAATTTAATCTTGGATCACGTAAACAAATAGGAGAATACTTACAAGACTTTGGATGGAAACCTAAAAGGTTTACACCAACAGGAAGACCTATAGTAGATGAAAGTATATTAATTAATATAAAGAATATACCTGAAGCAAAACTTATAGGAGAGTATTTAACTTTACAGAAACGTATTGCACAAATTGATTCTTGGATTAAAGCATTACGTTCTGATGATAGAGTACATGGTTTCGTTATACCTAATGGTACAATAACAGGACGTATGGCACACAACAAACCTAACTTAGCTCAAGTACCTAGCTTAAAAAGTTTGTATGGTAAAGAGTGTAGAGAGTGTTGGACTGTCGAGGATGGTTACAACTTAGTAGGAATAGATGCGAGTGGTTTAGAACTTAGACTTCTTGCACATTATATGAATGACGAGGAGTATATAAATGAAATCATTAATGGAGACATACACACCGCTAATCAAAAATCTGCAGGACTTGAATCTAGAGATCAGGCAAAGACATTCATCTATGCACTCATATACGGAGCAGGAGATGCAAAACTTGGAAGCGTGGTTGGAGGAAATAAAGACGATGGTAAAAGACTTAGACAACATTTCTTTGATAATAACCCATCATTTAAATCTCTTAGAGACAAGGTTTCAAGAGCAGCAAAGAAAGGATACTTAAAAGGATTAGATGGTAGGAAGATATTTATAAGGAGTGAACATGCTGCATTGAATAGCTTACTACAAGGAGGAGGTGCTGTTATTATGAAGAGAGGACTAGCACTATTTGATTCTCTTATAAAACTAAATACTTATGATGCTAAGTTTGTTGCTAACATACATGATGAGTGGCAGATGGAAGTAAGGGAAGATATTTCAGAACATGTCGGTAGCTTGGCAGTTGACTGTATTAAAACTGCAGGTAATTATTATGACCTTCGCTGTCCTATGGATGGTGAATACAAAATCGGGAGAGATTGGAGTGAAACACACTAATAGTTCAGATAACTTTAAAAAAGATTTACAACGTGGTCGTAGTATTGAAAACTTTATACTGAGTAGAGTTAGAAAAAAATATCCATGCTCCGTATTAATAGATGGTAAGTTTAAACCTTATGATTTATTTGTTCCTGAGAAAAATAAAACAATAGAAATAAAAGGAGACTATAGAAGTTGTGAGACTGGTAATATACTTATAGAGTTGATGATGTTCAATGTTCCTTCTGCGTTGTTAACAACTAAAGCAGACTATTGGGTTATCTTTACAGGACAAGAACTATTGTGGACTACACCAATAAAGATAGTTGAATGTATAACTGTTAATAACATATCTTCACGAGCCTTAACTGGTCAAGGAGATACTGCATCTAAGGTTGCATGTTTAATACCTATAGAAACATTTAAAAAATATTGCTTTAAAATAGAGGATTCAAATGAAACACATTAATGACCATAGTGCCAGTAGAAAAGGAGACTTAGCAGAATTTTATGCAGTCACTTGGCTTTGGGATAATGGATACGAAGTTTTTAAGAACTGTGGTTGTGATGGACCTGTTGATTTAATTACAACTAAAGATGGAAAAATTACTATGATTGATATAAAGACAAGATCAAATGGTGGCTCTAACAGTTCTACAAAAAGATCAAAGTTACAAAAAGAAATGAATGTACAAATATTACTTTATTTATCAGATACAAGAGAGTTAAGATTTGTAGATCATAAGGAATAAATATGACAGATAAAAAATTAGACACATTAGTAGAAGATATATACGATAAGCTATCTGTATTAGGTAATGGTGAAGCACTTGATGTAAGTGAAGAAGTACTAGACGAGTTCGGTAACTCTATGAAAGAAGCACTACGTCATTGGGCTATCCCTAAGCCGAGAGATAAAGAAACTCTAAGGATGTCAAACATAGGTAAACCTTTAAGACAACTTTGGTATGATATTAAATCGGAGAGTGAAGATACTCAACCTCTTGAGCCTCACTTGTTTATAAGATTTTTATATGGGCATATCTTAGAAGAAGTTATGTTGTTCTTAGTGAAACTTGCAGAGCATGAAGTTACTGATGAACAAAAAGAAGTTAAGGTTAGTCATGTGCATGGACATATGGATTGTAAGATTGATGGTGAAGTTGTAGATATTAAGACAGCTTCTAGTTTTGCATTTCGTAAATTTAAGAATGGTACGTTAGCAGAAGATGATCCTTTCGGATACCTAGCACAACTATCAGCATATGAAACTGCAGAGAAGACAAAGGCAGGTGGTTTCCTTGTTTTAAATAAAGAGAGTGGTGAGATAACTTTACATAGACCTAGCTTCTTTGATAAGCCTAATGCACGTAACAAAATAAGGGAGGTTAAGAAGGCAATTAAGCTTGACAATCCGCCTGCATTATGTTATAATCCTGTGCCTGAAGGCAAGGCAGGGAACATGAAACTTCCTAGAGGATGCACCTACTGTAGACATAAGAACGAATGTCACAAAGATGCTAATGATGGGAAAGGTTTAAGAGTATTTAAATATTCTAAAGGGTTAATGTATTTAACCAAGGTTGAAAAAGAACCTAATGTATTGGAGATAACTAGACAATGAATGGAAGCAAAGCAAAAAGTATAAGACGACATGCTAAACAAATATTAATTGATTGGCTTAGGACTATGGTTAGTGATGAAGAGGCTAAGGATATTACCTTAGATAACTTTAAAGATTACTTACCTAAAGAGAAGTATGTCTTTGCTAACAGGAAGTTATTGTTGTCTGCATATAGTTTTAAATGGTTTGTTAAAAAGATAAAGACAAAAGTTCGTAAGGAGAATAAGGATGTTGGAACAATCAGATTTGAAGAATTACTTGACGATGGAAGAGGATGATCTTCTTACTCAAGACCTATCTACAATGATAATAATTATAGGTAGTTATTTATTTAGTGGTGGAAGTATAGATGATGTAGACGATATAGTTTTAGATAGGATGGCAGACCTTATAGGCAATCATCTTGATGGATTAAAAGAAAATACAAGCATACACTAATGAAGAAAGGCTATCGTAAACCACGTAAGGTTAGACCAGTAGAGAAGGATGTTCCTAAAGGTTATGATTCTAATTGGGAATATAAACTTCATACAGAGCCTTTACAAGAATGGTCTCATCATGGAGATAAAGTAAACTACATAGTAGAACATACATATGAGCCTGACTTCAGAAGAACTATAGATGGTGTTGAGTATTTACTAGAAGCTAAAGGAAGGTTTTGGGATCATGCAGAGTATAGTAAATATATATGGATAAGGAAAAGTTTAAAAGAAAAGCAAGAACTTGTATTTCTATTTGCTCAACCCCAAGCAGCTATGCCTGCAGCAAAGAAAAGAAAGGATGGTACTAAACGTAGTCATGCAGAATGGGCAGAGACCAATGGGTTTACTTGGTACTCAGAATATAATTTACCTAAAGAATGGACAGCAGAATATGGAATATAAATTTGACGAAAAGATAAATCTTAGAGGAGTTCAACAGTATATAGACGACACCTATACACAACACTACGCTAATTCTAAGTATCAAGCTACTGATATGATTATAGATGCAGGACATGGAGAAGGGTTTTGTATAGGAAATATAATGAAGTATGCTATGAGATATGGTAAGAAGAATGGTAAGTCGGATGCAGACCTACTTAAAATTATACACTATGCATTGATTGCATTATATTTAAATGATAAGGAGAATCAGTAATGATTGAAGATAAGATAGGCAAGAAGCCTTACTTAGGAATAGTAATAGACTACAATAAGGAAAAGAAACTAGACAAGTTTAGTCTAGATACACTAAGAGATAGATACTTATGGGAAGAGGAAACACATGCACAAGAAGCTTTTGCAAGGGCATCAGTATTCGCAGCAACCTTTAAAGGAGAGACTGACTTTGATCTTGCTCAAAGACTATATGAGTATTCGTCTGATCTGTGGTTTATGTTTAGTACCCCTATACTTTCTAACGGAGGAACAACTCGTGGCTTACCTATTAGCTGCTTCCTTAATTATGTACCAGATAGTAGGAGAGGTCTTTCTGATCATTATGATGAGAACATATGGCTTGCTAGTTCAGGTGGTGGTATCGGTGGTTATTGGGGTGACGTAAGAAGTAATGGTGTTGCTACTCAACAAGGTTCTCGGTCTACTGGATCAATCCCTTTTATGCATGTTGTAGATTCTCAGATGTTAGCCTTCAATCAAGGTGTAACTAGACGAGGTTCTTATGCTGCATACATGGACATATCTCATCCTGAGATTGAAGAGTTTATTAACATGCGTAAAGAATCAGGCGGAGATATAAACAGGAAGTGTTTAAATATACACAACGGAATTAATATCACTAATGAATTTTTAGATGCGGTAAGAGAGAATCAAGAGTGGAGACTAATTGATCCTAAGAGTGGAGAAGCTGTCAAGATTGTTAACGCAAGAGATTTATGGTGGCAAATATTAAATGCTAGGGCGGAGACAGGAGAGCCTTACATGATTAATATAGATACATGTAATGAGCAGCTACCAAAACAACAGAAAGATTTAGGGCTAAGAGTTAATCAAAGTAATCTTTGTTCTGAGATTGTGTTAGCTACTAACGAGGAGCGTACTGCTGTATGCTGTTTGTCTAGTGTTAACTTAGAATACTTTGATAAGTGGAAGAAAGATGATCAGTTTATTGGTGATCTTATTGTTATGTTAGATAATGTATTAGAACATTTCATCGAAGCAATAGTAGATACTAGTAGGCTTGGTGGTTATAGTGCAAATTTTGAGAGGTTTAAAAATTATGTTAGAGAAGAAAAAGAAGGGATGGTTAAAGCAGCTTATTCAGCTTATAGAGAGAGGTCGTTGGGTCTTGGAGCGATGGGCTTTCATGCTCTACTCCAAAGTCAAGGAGTACCTTTCAAAGGTTTACGAGCTACGAGCATCAACAACATTACTTTCTCACGAATCAAAGAGAAGGCTGTCGAGGCAACTAGAAGACTTGCTAAAGAAAGGGGTGAAGCTCCTGATATACACGGGAGTAATCATCGTAACGCTCATCTTTTGGCTGTTGCTCCTAATGCCAGTAGTTCTATTATATGTGGTGGCACTTCCCCTAGTATTGAACCATATCGTGCTAACGTATATACGCACAAAACTTTATCAGGTTCGTACCAAGTCAGGAATAGATTTTTAGAAAAGCTATTTAAAAAGAAAGGGCTTACTCTTGATGAACGTGAGAAGTTATGGAAACAGATAACCATAGAGAATGGGTCTGTTCAAAATATAGATATATTAGATGAAGATGAAAAAGATATATTTAAAACTGCACCTGAAATAAATCAAATATATTTAGTTGAACATGCACATATGAGGCAAGAATATATTTGTCAAAGCCAAAGCGTAAACTTATTTTTTAGTATGCCTAAAGCTACAGAGTCGCAAACTGTACATGATGAGTACTTACAATATGTTAATGATGTGCATTGGTATGCAATGAATAAATTAAAATCATTATATTATTTTAGATCAGATGCAGCGAGGTCTGCTGAGAATGTGAACATAAAAATACCAAGAGTTAATTTAGAAGACGTTGAATGTTTAAGCTGTGAAGGATAATATGAACTGTTGGCATTGTAATACAGAATTAATATGGGGAGGGGATCACGATATAGAAGATGAAGATTCTGAATATCTGATAGAAACCAATTTAAGTTGTCAAAACTGTGGCTCTTTAGTCATGGTTTATTTACCGAGAAAATAATATGGAATTAAATACAGACGAATTAAATATAACAGCACATAATCTACCTGCCGTAGTTATGTTAGAAGTTTCTTTACCTACAAAATTAGTAGATGATTTGAATACTTACCTAGACGAGTATAGAGAAACAGCAGAAAAGAAATCACTTGCTCATACTTTAGTAGGACAGATTCATCAAGGAGAACAGCTACTGATGGATCACACGCATGACCTACTAAAAGATTACTACCAATTTATTACGAACATGGGAGTAACTTACCTACAAGCTTTTGGTGATATAACAGGACACTACCATAAAAATAAGATAATAGATATAGACGAACTGTGGTCAGTACATAGTTATGAAGGAGACTACAATCCTATACATGATCATGGCACGAAAACTATCATGGGTATATCTACAACTACATGGACTAAAGTACCTGAACAGATTGGTAAACAAGGTGATGCTGCTGAAAATCCTCAAGACTTTTCTTTATACAATGACTCAGGAGCATGTGATGGATTTTTAGCATTTGTTTATGGACGTAATGAGATTATGAATACTCAAAGATTAAGACCACCACAATCATGTACAATTAAACCTGAAGTAGGTAAACAACTTATGTTTCCTTCATGGTTACAACACATGGTCTATCCTTTCTTTGGGGAAGGAGAAAGAAGAACTGTAGCTGCTAATTTAAATTGTTGGGATGTCGAACCCAAAGGAGAAGAAGATGAAGACACTAAATGAAGGTGATACCTTATATGAAAGTAAGTATGATGCACTTACCAAACTGTACGAAGGACAGATAGCTGTAGCTAAAGCAGAATTGTATGTTTACTTTTCTACATCAGTAGGTGTAGCAGAACATCCTGAATTAATTACTTCGATGGATAGTTTAATGGATAAGTTAACTGCTGCTGAAGAGAAACTTAGATCATTACAGAATAACTTCTAATGTCAGATACATACAGAAGTTTCTGTACTAGAATGTGGTTAGATCATTGTGATGAAAACTCAGCCTTTGGTGCGATTGCTTTAGACAAAGAAGAATATATTAAAACTTATAACGAATGGCTACTTCAAAAGTATGCTGAACAAGTGGAGGAATACAATGTCTCAAACTAAAGAACAGAAAGCTGCTTATGATAAAGAATATTATATAGAAAATAAAGAAGCTATATGTGATAGAGTAAAAACATATCAAGAAGATAATAGAGAAAAACGTCTTGCTCAACAAAAAGAATACAGAGAAAAAAATAAAAAAGCTATTAACCAATATTATGAAAATAATAAAGAACAAATAAATAGTAAAAGTAAAGAATGGCATGAAAATAATAAAGAAAAAGTAGCTGCTCAGAATCGAAAAAAAAAATATGGCTTATCATCTGAAACCTATAATAAAATGTTAGAAGAACAAAATAATGAATGTAAAATTTGTTTAACTTCTTTTACTACTTTAGAGACACTTGCTATTCATGTAGACCATTGTCACACAACTAATAAAGTTAGAGGTATACTTTGCAGAAACTGTAATGCAGGATTAGGACATTTTAAAGACAACACAGAAACACTAACACAAGCAATTAACTATTTACAGGAGAACAAATGAGCTTATTAAGCACAAGAAATTATTACAAACCTTTTGATCATCCTTGGATGTTTGATAAGTATGTAGAACAAAACCAAATGCATTGGTTGCCTGAGTCTGTACCTCTACATACAGATGTAAAGGACTGGCAGGAACTTAGTGATGAAGAAAAGAATTTATTAACACAGATATTTAGACTGTTTACTCAATCAGATGTAGATGTTGGTTCAGGTTATATAGATAAGTACATGAGAATATTTAAGAAACCTGAAGCTAGAATGATGATGTGTGCTTTTGCAAACATGGAATCAATTCATCAACATGCATACAGTTTACTTTTAGATACAGTAGGTATGCCTGAAATAGAATACAAAGCCTTTTCAGAATATGAAGAGATGGCTAACAAGCACGACTACATTAAAGACTTTAAACCTACCATAAGGGATAAACAAGCTATAGCAAAAACACTTGCCGTCTACTCAGCATTTACCGAAGGACTTCAGTTGTTCAGTAGCTTTGCAATCTTATTAAACTTTCCTAGATTTGGTAAGATGAAAGGCATGGGGCAAATAGTTACGTATTCTATTCGTGATGAATCATTACACGTAGAAGCAATGACTAAATTATTTAGAGAGTTTATACAAGAGAACCTTGAAATATGGACAGATAAGTTTAAGAAAGAACTCTATAACATTTGTAGAGAAATGGTAGAGTTAGAAGATAAATTCCTTGATCTTGTATTTGCAATGGGAGACTTACAAGGACTTACTAAGAAAGATATGTATGCTTATAATAGATATATAGCTGATAGAAGACTACTTCAGTTAGGATTAAAAACAAACTACGACCAACGAGAGAATCCTTTACCTTGGTTAGATGAAGTACTTGGTGTGGAACATCAGAACTTCTTTGAAGGTAGAGCAACTGCTTATATGAAAGCAGGACTTAGAGGTAAACAAGATAAAGTAACATTTACGGAGATATAAATGAAAGCAACGGAAGCGAACATACTATCGTTCCATATATTATTTGACACTAAAGGGAGACTAGTCACGGAGACAAGTGGGATTCCTATAGAAGATGCTCAGAAAGTTTTTAAAGGTTATGATTTAAAAATAGTAGAGACAGTTATAAGAGAAGCTAGACATAAGATACTTGATATTCATAATGAACTAGAACTAGAACTAGATGCTTTAAATTCTAATGTAGGATAGGGCAGATCATTACAACCTGCCCAATCTTGTTAAGATATTTTAATCTTACGAGGTTTCTTTTCGTCAGGGATAATTCTTTCCATGACAATAGAAAGCAACCCATTCTTAAAGGAAGCTTTCTTAACTTCAATATCTTCAGCTAAGTTAAAACTCCTCTTAAAAGAACGCATGGCTAATCCTCTATGGATAACCTCATCATCTTTACTATCTACTTTTTCATACGAAATAGTCAAGACATTCTCAGCAACTTCGACATCAATATCTTTATCAGTCAAACCGGCTAGTGCCATTTCTATTGTATAAGTGTCACCATCTCTTATAAGATTATAAGGTGGATAACTAGGTGAGTTGTGTTGTATTCCTTGGTATTTAAATAACTCATTGAAGAGTCTATCAAAGCCTACAAATGAGGTAGATAAATTTGGATGTTTTAGGTCCAAAAGAAATTTGCTATTCATAATTTACTCCTTATTTAAGCAAGTTAAAATTATACCCCTAGAACGCATATGCTGCCATTCTAAGAGCAGTTAATGTAATGCCCCTTAACGAGACATTATTTCAATACTTAGGCTCTTAAAAGACACCTAAATATGAAACTTATATGTGGTCGAATTTTATAAATTCAACCTAGTCTAACAAAGGATTTTTGTTCTCGTTTAAAATCTTATCAATCTCATCTTGAATAAATTTAATCTCAGCTTCTAAAGCAACAACATCTTTACTTGTTCCATTAACTGTTTCAGAAATAACCTTTAAAGAAGGATTGATACCTTCATCAATACTCTTATTGATATACTCAACAGATGTTTCAATAGATGCAAACCTTTCTTCTATTACTTGTTGAGCGTTTTCTGTATCACCAATCCCACCTATCTGTGCTTCAAGATTTTCTAATCTATTCACATAAGTAGC